CCTGTGCGTGTTGTCGGCGTTGTTCCTGACACTGCAGCCCAACTTGGTACTGCAACATGGTCTAGTGGTACCACTACTTTGACTTTGACAAACTCTGCTTTCAGTGCTCTGCCTGTTGGTACTGCTGTCGGTTTTATCGCCGCCAACGGTCAATATGTTGGTACTGCTAACTGGGTTTCTACTGCCGCCGCTGCTAACGCAACGTCTGTGGTTGTCAATGCTCAGTATGGTGTTGTCAATGCTGGTGGCACTGCCTCCACTGCGACAGCTATCCCCGCAAACTCAACAATGGTGTTTACGCAGTATACGGAAGTGTTAGTGAAGATCAACTTCGCTCAGCACAGCTATTACACTGCATCTGGCACTACTGTCGCCTAAGGAGTAATTTAAAATGGCTATTTCACGCGCACAACTACTTAAAGAACTCCTCCCGGGCCTCAACGCTTTGTTTGGTTTGGAGTACGGCCGCTATGGTGAAGAACATAAAGAAATTTATGAGACTGAATCCTCAGAGCGTTCGTTCGAAGAAGAGACAAAACTGTCTGGTTTCTCTGCTGCTCCTGTCAAGAACGAAGGCCAAGCCATCGCTTATGACAACGCACAAGAAGCATGGACAGCTCGTTACAACCACGAAACCATTGCGATGGGCTTTGCCATCACAGAGGAAGCTGTGGAAGATAACTTGTATGACTCTTTGTCTTCACGCTACACCAAGGCTTTGGCCCGCGGTATGGCTTACACCAAGCAGGTTAAGGCTGCTGCTGTTATCAACAATGGTTTCAACTCATCCGTAACTTACGGTGACGGTCAAGCCTTGTTCTCTACAGCTCACCCATTAGTCTCTGGTGGCACCAACAGCAATCGTCCTTCTACTGCTGCTGACTTGAATGAAACATCGTTGGAAAACGCTGTTATTCAGATCGCTGCTTGGACAGACGAGCGTGGTCTTTTGATCGCTGCTAAGCCTAAGAAGTTGATTATTCCACCAAACTTGAAGGCTACACAGTTAACCACTACCTGACCGACACAAACGGCTGGTATTTGACAACTGATGTGCCTAACGGTTTGAAGCACTTTGTTCGTACACCTTTGGATACAAAGATGGACGGCGACTTTGACACAGGTAACGTCCGTTATAAGGCTCGTGAGCGTTATAGCTTCGGCGTATCTGATCCTTTGGGCATTTTCGGTTCACCCGGATCGTCCTAATATTTCTTAGGAAATATTTGAAGGGGGGCCTTGTGCCCCCTTTTCTTTTGTTGTATATTGACTTTAATCCGGGCTATCCGGTGCATCAAACTGTCCCGGCAGACGACATACCGATTGATGCACTTAACTTGTATGTAAGGACATATATCATGGGATTCGCAACTCACCTTGGCCCCTGGCTGCTTGGCACCGTTAAAAATACTACTGGTACTACCGCCGGTACTATCCGTAACATGGGCGCTACCATTGTTTCTCAGCAATTAGCGATTGGAGCCACTAACCCCACAGCCGCCACCGCTTTTGTGCTGCCTGCTGGCGCAACAATCACTTCTATCTTTTTCAACTGCACCACTTTGTATGGCGCGGGTACGCTTAAGTTGTCGATTGGTGCAACCGACATTACCAACACAGCAACGTTGCCAACAACAACTGCTGGCGTTGTAGCTTTCACTTTGGGCGCAGCTAGCGTAACTGCTGCTGGTCTGATCAACAACGTTGGCTCTACCGACGCAATCGTTACTGTTACACAGGCAAGCGCAACAACCGGCGCTGGCACTATTGTTATCGCCTACGTTGTCCGGGAGTCAGATGGCTCTGCTAATCCATCTGCTTTTAATCAATAATTGAGCATCAGGGGGCTTCGGCCCCTTTCTTTGGATTTAAGGAGCTAATATGTCTGGTGGATGGACCGTTGTTGATAGCAACACAAACAAATCACTCCCTATTCAGGGAACAAATAACTCGGGTACGGCCTCCCCGTACTACACTCCTGCGCCCGGCCAGCAAGACCCCGTAGGTAAGTTTCGCACGTCTACGCCCCAATCGTTGATTGATACCGACTTTGAGTACGGTACGCAGCCGACAAAGTGGGAATCAATCGGCATGCAAAACAACCGCCAAAGTTTGTACTACATCGCCCAGCAACCTCTTCTTAACATTACTTCAATTGCTGGCGACGGATCAAACCCAACGCTAACCATTTTGACTAGCACTACTGGCGGCGCGGCAGTTGGGCAACCAATTTTTATTCAAAATAGTACCAGCACTTTTGCTAACGGTTGGTGGTACATCACTGCTGTTTCAACCAACGTAAGTATCACTTGCCAGATTGCGATGGGCACATCCGTACCGGCAGCAAATCAATTTAACCAAGCGCTGACTTATGCGTACTTAGGTTATTTCTACTCCAACGTTGGTATCCCATTAGGTGTTACTAATGCGTTTACGTACTCCGGTACTTTTATTACCGTTACCACTACCAACCCGCACGGTCTTTGCCGTGGTAACTACATCTACGTTCGTAACGTAACATCAAGCGCTGGCGGCGGTGTTAACGGCGCTTATGTCGTTGACACCGTGCCTACCGCGAATACATTTACGTATTTTGTTTTGACCGCGCCTACAGGTACGTTGACCAACGTAGCTAACAACCTTACGCTATACGCACGTCCCGATGGTTTTGTAGAATCGCGTCCGTTTGATGGCGGTGTTGCGTTTTCCGCTGGTGGTTTTGTATTAAACCAGCAAATGATTCGCCAAACTCGCCGTTATTTTCGCTACCAGTCCGGAAAAGGTCTTCAGTTCTCTACCGGCTCGTCGCTAGCACCCGCTCTGTTTGTAACGAGCCTTACTGGTTTGGGTTCTACCGTTACCGTAACCACCCGCTTTCAGCACAATTTAGCTGTTGGTACAACTATCCGAGTTGTTGGCGCTGAGCAGGGCGCTTACAACGGTACTTTTACAATCGTTTCTGTACCCACCCCTAATACTTTTACTTATACCTCGCAGATTCCAATTACTGTAGCTGCTGCTACGGGTATAGCCATTCGTATTAACCCAGTAACTTGGTATGGCGCTAGTAACCGTGTTGGCATGTTTGACTTACAGAACGGTATGTACTTTGAGTATGACGGTCAGCAATTGTTTGCTGTTCTACGTAACAGCGTCAACCAACTAAACGGAACTGTTGCTGTCACTACCAACAGCTCGGTTGTTACTGGAACGGGGACACTATTTTCTAATCAATTAGTACCTGGTAGCTTTGTTGTTATCCGCGGTCAGTCATACCGTGTTATAACAATTTCAAGTGATACTTCGCTTACGGTGTCCCCCGAGTATCGTGGCACGACGATCTCTGGCGCAATTATGTCTATTACAACCGAGGTTCGCGTTCCTCAATCTAAGTGGGAAGACCCTTGTAACGGTAAAGGCCCGTCAGGTTACGACCTTGATATAACCCGCATGCAGATGTGGTACATCGACTATTCTTGGTACGGCGCGGGCGTAATTCGTTACGGCTTCCGGGGCGCTAAAGGCCAGATTACGTACGTCACTCAACTTCAAAATAATAACATTCAGTTTGAGGCTTACATGCGTTCTGGCAACATGGCCGCGCACTACGAGTCAAACGGTATTGCGCCGCAGACTACCTTGTCAGCTGGTTTGAGTAACGTGACTACTACTTTGACGGCGGCCATTAACGAGCAGCAGACGATTATTCCATTGAACTCCGTTGCTCCCTTTAACGGTACCGGCGTTGTACAGATTGATCTTGAGTTAATTTTTTACACCCGGATTGTAAATAACAACTTAGAAGGCTGTATACGTGGCTTTGGTGGCACTAGCGCCGTAGACCACATAAACGCATCGGTAGTTTCTGTGTCTTCAATGGATGTCCTTGACGCGTCCCGTTTTCCACCTGCTGGTATTGTAAAAGTACAAGCCGCTGGTGGAACAGGTGTAATTGAGTACATTGCTTACACAGGTAACAACGGCAGTCTTTTATTTGGTTTAAACCGCGCTCAAACTGGTGGCCAAGCAACAGCGCAAGCGTTTACTTTCTCAGCAACCGCGCCCATAGGCGTTGAACTTCAACAGCCAGCTTCAACGCCCTCGTTGTCCCACTGGGGTTCTTCCGTAATTATGGATGGCCGGTTTGACGATGATAAATCGTTGATTTTTAACTACGGTTCATCGCCCTTAACGACTACAACGTCTACTACGCAGTTAACTCCTATCCTTGCTATTCGCATTGCGCCGTCGGTAGACAACGGCACAGTAGGTTTGCTTGGCGCTAAGGAAATTATCAATCGCATGCAGTTGCAGTTAGTTGAGTTAGGTATTTTTGCAACAGGCCCGTTGTTGGTTAACTTGGTGTTAAACGGTGTTACTACCGGCGCGTACAGTGGTACTTTTATATCACCTGTAACAAACGCTGTGGGCGCGGTTACATCTTCACTAGCCCAAGTTGCGCAAAACACTGTCAACTCCGTAACTGTTACTGGTGGCGAGTCTGTGGCTGCTGCGTTTACCAATACCAACGGTCAAACCACTCTGGACTTGTCTCAGGTTCGTGACTTAGGTAACTCCATTCTTGGAGGTGGTACAACTAACACCATACCTAACTCTCAAGCAGGTTTCTACCCAACGCTCGTTTGTCTTGGAAAGAAGCTCAGGCTTAATCATGGCAAAATCACCAGCATGGACACGGAAAGAAGGCAAGAACCCCAAGGGCGGCTTGAACGCCAAGGGTCGCGCCTCCGCGAAAAAGCAAGGTATGAATTTGAAACCGCCCCAGCCAGAAGGAGGCTCCCGGCGAGACTCTTTCTGTGCGAGGATGGAAGGGATGAAAAAGAAATTGACATCCCCCAAAACCGCCAGAGACCCAGACTCACGTATAAACAAGAGCCTTAGGGCCTGGAACTGTTGATATGAGCCAAGAAAACAGTGAAACTGTAAAACATGTAGTAGACGGCGTTGCCGCTGTTACAGCTATTGGTACGCTAACGCAAATGCTCCCTGCGGTTGCCGCGTTATTTACAATTGTGTGGACAGGCATGCGTATCGCTGAGATGATCACGGGGAAGAAATTCCACGAACTTTTGAAACGTAAGAAAGACAAAGGAGTCTAGTATGCCAATGAAACCAGGAATGCGCGGGTTCACAAACTTGCAGCCTCGCCACCACGTAACTACTTCCGGCCCTACGCGTATGCCAATGCCACCTAAACGCATGGCTAAAGGTGGCGCGGCCCATGGGGACGTGAAGATGGACAAGTCCATGATGCAGAAGGCCGTGAACAAACACGAAGGTCGTTTGCACAAAGGCGCGTCTATGACCAAGTTGGCCAGTGGTGGCTCCGCGTCTAGCCGTGCTGATGGTTGCGCTACAAAAGGCAAAACCAAAGGCACCATGGTTAAGATGAGCATGGGCGGCAAAGCCTGTTAAGGAGCTAACATGAGTCCAGCAGAAAAAGCAGCGCGGGAAGAGATGGCTGAGCGCAAGATGCAAGAT